ATGTGGGGCGTACCATCATTGTTTGTACCCACTTGAACTAGCCTTGGATGCAATATGTGTTGCTTTTGATAGTCGTAACGGTTATCTCCTATGACCATATGTCCATAGTGAGCTTTATCAGGCGTTGTGGGTTTTCCTTTGCCATCGTAATGGCCTTCACTACCCTCGTCCTTTTCCATCTCTGTAAGCTCGTTTAGTGGCCTTGGGATTGACCAATACTTAGCATGCGTGATGGTGTTCTGCATTTCTTTGTCGAATGGTGAGCCACGCTTCACATTGGTCACCATGTATGAGTTCTTAGGTGGCGTCTTGTTGCCTTGCTCATTGACAAAGTCACCTTGATTGTCTCTAGCCAAAATTGTATTACGGACTCTTGCTTTGTCGCGCTTGATACTTTCAGTAATTTCTTTTCCGTGTTTGGTCTTGGGGCCAACATTGGAATGGGTCACATGGTAATGATTTTCAGGATCATGCAACTCATTAGTTTTACCATAGCTGTTGGCAATAATTGGTGGTTTGTCTTCTTTCTTGCGTTGTTCATTTAATCCACGCAATACATGACGTGATGATGTATCGCTTTCATCCACCACATTGGGTCTGAACAATAAACGCTGATTGTTCTGATCGGCTTCATCAGCGGCTTCACGCAATGAGCCAGTATGAGCCAGAACCCAATCGCGAGTCATAGCAGGGTCATGCTTGGCTTGCGCATGAGCGGCGCGACGTACTGCCGCGTTGACGTATTGTGATTCAGCATTGGGGGCAAAGCATGAGCCACGTTTGGTATCCACGATTCCATTCTGATCAATGCCACCACCACACCCATCAACTTGCCCAGGGCATGTATTCAACACATGCAACTTTTCATTCTTACCATCGCCAGATGAATACAGCGCATGGCCTGCAATACCCTTAGCCGCATAACCCACATGAGTACGTCCTTGGTCATCGGTCTCATGGCGCACTGTATCAAGCTTCTCGCTCTCATCCAATGTGTTTGCCTTAGATCCAATGTGCTTGGCTTCGCGCAATCTTTCTAACGCTTCTTTTTCGGCCGCTGTTTGCTCATCAATTGGTTTGGCAAAGTGATCACTCAATACTTGCTTGTGAATTCTGCCCATCTGTCCAATGTTTAACGGTGGACGATTTTCTGATCCATAGACTTTAGCTCTTGCTTTGTTTAGATCATGCAATCCTTCAACTTTCTGTCCTGCTTTAGGCCCAGTACCACCATAGGTTTTACCTTCCAACATGTGACGTGGAATAACAATACCCTTGATGCCATTTGGCCCTGTGGCTTCCACCAGAATACGCTTAGACTCTTCTGCTTTTTCTTTCTGGCTTCCGCCTTTGGCAAAGTGACCGACTGCACCACCTTTGGCCATATTAGGAGTCATGGGTGGCTTGATGGCGCTCATGGCTTGGCCTTGAGGCGTCAAGTTCAAGATATTGCTTGGACTTTGGGGCATGCCAGAACCTGCAGGCGCCATGCTAGGGAATGGGCTTTGTTGGCCTTGTGGTGGCTGTTGGGGTTGTTGTGGCTGTTGGGGCATGAACTGTGTGCCCGCCATCATTGGATTGACGTCTACGCCACCAACAGGCAAAGCGCCTTTGTCAGTCTTCACGCCACCCACATCAGGCAATCCAGACGAATTGGGATTGGGATTAACAAACATCTTGGGATTGATGTCCACGGCTTCATTGACGCCAATGTTGTTCATCACTGCGGGGTTGCTATGACGGGCAACCTCAAGGCGCATTTGAGCTAGTGTGGGTTCTGATTGTGGTTGCATGGAGCCTCCAATTGCTTTGTGTTGCATAAAATGCTTTGGGTCTATTGTGTATATTTGATCTGGGGTATAACCATGCATCTCACTTACAGATGTAATCTCTCTAGGTTTTTCATCTTGCTCATGGGCTATGAATACTCTATGACCATTGCTCATCTTTTTCATAGCATCTAAGTCGCTGTCTACTGGGCGTCCATGCTTGCATAGCATTGATACTATGCCACCTTTGGCTTTATGCATTACCTTGCGTGCTATGATTCCATGACCTACATCGTGTTCTTTGTCATAACGAACAGGATCATGCATAGGGTACAAATGTTTAGTCGGTGTGTTGATGTCAAAAGCTGATCCTTCAGGCACATGATGTTTGTCTTCTAGTGACCGAAATTTTTTCTTGTTGGCCACCATAGGCTTACCAATAGTCACTTCACCAATTGCTTTAGCAGGGCCTTCACCAGTTCTGACAATCGCCACGCGCTTGCCTACATAAGGACGCAAAGAATCGCTGTTGCGTGACTCAAGAGTCTTGTGTCCATCCACAATCATGTCGGCATATCGGCGGCCTGCTTTGGTGTCTGATTTGACGTTAATGCCCATAACTGAGCCACCATCGGCCATAGGAATTTTTCCTTTTGACTTGCCTGTTATTGCAGACTTGATTTTTTTGGGATCAAAAACCGCATAAACATCTGAATAGGGATTGTTTTCAGCGTCTTGACCAGCACCAGTATCTTCCATATTCCTAAAGATTACACCGTCATAGCCAAGCTTTTTAGCTCGACTTGCTACGGTATCAGAATCAATAGTATCTTCGTTTGGGTCATAGTCATGCAACTCCAACTCTCTATGAAGAGTGCTTCTGCCATTATTTCCATGCACGGAAAGATTTAACGGAAGATTACCGTAATTTTCTTCATATGCATGAACCTCTAATGGGTTTTTGAGCCTTGCATGTACTGGTATTACTCTTGGGGTCACAGTATGTTTATTGGCATACGTTGATGCAACATGAGGTGAATCACTTAACCAAGTTGTTCCTTTAAATTCATGAAATGGTTTCCCGCTTGTACCATGGTACAAACGCAATTCCTCACGCATTTGATTAACAGTAGGTTTAGGCTTCTTCATTGCGCCATTATCCTATGCTCGGACAATCGTCGCAACGTGCATCACCTTGACATAGGCCCAAGTTCGCGCAACTCCTCTTGCCTCTTTCTCCATCTGATCCATTCTCTGAACATCTGCACTGCTTGCTGTTCCCACACTTCGTTCCTTGGTGTCGCTGACAGCTCAAACTTATGGTCAGACAAAGTGATTCGCGTTCCGTCAATGTGGAGGACTTTCCTATAACAATCGTCTTGATGATCTCGGCCATTCATTTTCACCTCTTAATACAAATTGATTACTAGTTAAACTAGTATTCCTCACTGCGAGTAGGGGTTTGATCGACCCTTCCTGTTGTAGAGTTCTGCGTCGTCGATGTCCTCTTGCATGAGCTCCTCACGGGGTGGCGCATCGATGCTGATCCATCCTGCGTCACGCAGGTATCGGAGCCCTTGGCTGATGCAGTCCACGAACTCATCGTGTGCCGTCTCAGGGAAGGAGCAGATCTGGCTCACCATGCCTTCAGCCCAGTCACGGACAAAGCCTTTGCGCTTACTGGACTCAGGCACCCACACGCGCCCTGCTTTGATGATATTGGCCACGATGGATAGGCGTTGGACTTTGTCCGCTTTGCCAGGGTTATACGCATGCACAGGCAGATGCGCCCGCTGTAAGTCTTGGATGAGTGATATGCCTGCGCTCTTGTCCTCCACCAGAACCAAGTCCACAAGCTTCTTGTCCCGTCCTTCGCCGAAGACTGATTCATACTCATCAAGCACTTTGGGGCGCAGATCAGGGTATTGAAGGTGCTCTTGCCAACAGTCTAGGATCATCACCGACATACCGCCATCCATAGGCTTAAACACGCCCATAGTGATCGATCCAGTGGGGTCGTTGTATGTCTTGTCAGATGTAGCGCAGTCATAGCTCTGAATGATGTATTCAAGTTTAGGGAAGGGCTTACCATCGGGCCAGAGTCGGAACCATGTACGCTTGACGATTCCCGACTCCTCCATGTCGATGAGCTCGGCGTGGATCTCTTGGCGGCCGAGGTTCGTTCCTTCGTACTGAAGAATCTGTTTCTGGAACGATGGAGCCAGATTGGCAATGTTGGAGTAGGTCGATGCTTTGGTCACCACCACGTCGTCGCCTTCGCGCCCAACCAGATCAAGGATCAAGTCCTTGGGCTTTGGTGTGGTGGAGCAAATCAGCTTGGTGTGCTTACCCAATCGGATGCCGAATTGGATCATGTCCCATGAGTCTTGAAGGTATTCCCACGCGGCCAACTCGTCCAACCATCCGCCGTGGAACTGGGGGCCACGGAAACGCTCTGGTTCCGATGCAGGGATGCCTTTGATGAATGAGCCATTGACTAGCTTGATCTCGTGAAGGGCTTTGTTGTAGTCGGCCACGAGCTCCTTGGGGATAATGGATAGCAGGCCAGAATCGCCTTCAAAGCATGTGCCCTTGACGTCGCCACTGGTAGGGGCCGATACAAGCCATCGGGTGTTGGGTTGATTCCACGCCCATGATGCTAGGGTCTCCGCCGCCGCACGGGTCTTGCCTGCTCCACGGCCTGCAAGCATGAGCCATATGGCCCACCAATCCCCTGCGGGCTCAATCTGGTGCTTGTGGGCCGCCTTGAGCCACTTCATCTGCCAATTGAAGGCTATCTGATTGATAGGGGTGAGTTTCTTAAACTCTTCAAAAAGAGTTGGTTCGTCATCTAGTATCGCGTCAACGACACTCATTCAGCTTGCCTTTGCATCTTGATGGCCTTGAGGAGCTCGCCGAACACGTTCATGTTGTTCTCTACCACCACAGGGCTTGTATCGTCGCCAGAGTGCGTTATGCGCTCGCCGTACTTGCGTGGGCGCTGTTTGGCGGCGTTCCACTTCCTTGCGTCAATGCGCTGTCTCTGCCACTGGATGTAAGCCGAATCAAGCTTGACGTCGATCTGGTTGCCATCCTTGTCGAACACTGGCACCAATTCAGGCGTCTCGTCCGCAATGGACACGATTTCGTCAGCGTGAGTCTCAGCCTGCTCTTCCCGCGCACGCGTGTACATGTCTAGGAACGGCTTGTGCTCCCTCAACCAAACATACACTGTCGCCTGGCTTGGCATGTCAGCGTCCTTACAGATTACTTGTAAGCTCTCCCCTAGTG